CTCGTTGGGTCAAGATGGAGGATGTAAAACGTATGACTATGAGCAATAGTCAAGGCTTCGACGGTAATGTTGATCGAGGATCATGGACTGAAACTGCTACCTATGTTCTAGGTGATAATGTAACATTCGGCGGATCATACTACGTGGCTGTCAAATCTGTTCCGGCAGGAATACAACCGGCCGTTGAATCTCAATATTGGGAAGAGATACGTCAAACCCTCAAGAGCAGCTTTATCAATAATAAAGCCAGTGCTAGCATCGACGGAAGAAATGTTAAAGAGAAACAGAGTCTTTCAAAAGCTCTTAGACCACAGGCAGACGAATAATGGATTATTTTTACGACGGTCAGATAAGAAGATATGTAACACAGTTCATGCGTGTGTTTATCGGTTTCAAATATAAAACTGGCGGCGCAACTCCGGAAGAAAAAACTGTTCCTGTTATGTATGGTGATTTGACTAGGCAAGTCGCTTCTATAATCAAAGACAACAGCGAAAATAAAATGCCTACTGTGCCTAGGATGGCCTGTTATATCACCGGATTAGAATTAGACACCACTAGAATCAGCGATGCTACTTTTATCAGCAAAGTAAACATAAGAGAAAGAAGATATACAGACACCGACGGCACTATACAATATCAAAATGTTCAAGGTGGTAATTATACCGTAGAGCGTCTAATGCCTACTCCTTTTAAACTTACAATGAAGTGTGATGTTTGGACCAGCAACACAGATCAAAAATTACAACTGCTTGAACAGATACTCGTATTGTTTAATCCTAGTTTAGAAATCCAGACCACAGACAATTATGTAGACTGGACTAGCCTTAGCGTCATAGATTTAAAATCTATTAATTTTAGTTCTCGTTCGATTCCTTCGGGTGCAGAATCTGAAATAGATATCTGCTCTATGGAATTTGAAATGCCTATCTACATAACACCTCCTGCTAAGGTAAAACGACTTGGTATAGTAAAGAGTGTTATCAGTAACGTGTTTACAGAGCAGGGAGAGATCGTTGAATTAGAAGATCTAGTGTTTAATAAAACTGCTGGTAAATTCCAAATCACCACAAACAATTATAGAATTTTATTATTCAAAAGTCAGAACGGGCAACCATACGACTATGATGTGTCGCTGGTTAATCCGCAGGCTGCGGTTTTATCATTAGGACTCGATCAGAAAGATTATAAGAACGGTGAACCTGTGTCTTGGGAAACTATATTAGATGTCCAAGGCGGCTATCATGCTGGTAGTCAGATATTCTTTAAACAGCCTAGCGGCTACGATATGGTAGGAACATTTGCAGTTAACCCAGTTGATCCTGGTATCATAGTGGTAACTTTCGATCAGGACACTGTTCCTACAAATACATTGATCAATAGTTCATTGTCTGGCATATCAGCCAGAGGAACTATAGATGCTATCATAGATCCTTACAAATACAATCCTATAGAAGTCTACGGATCGGCTGGCCAAATACCGTTAGGCTTAAGATTCCTTATGCTTGACGATGTTAACACCAGCGAGAACGTAGGCGGAAGTTTTGGACCACCTGCTGTAGATAGTTCTGCAACATTATACGACGGTCCGGATGCGTGGAAAGATGTATCAGGCAGTGATTGTGTGATACGTGCTAATTCTATCATAGAATGGGATGGCGGCACTTGGAAACAGATCTGGGATCCCGCTACTGGGGAAGATCCGACGTATGTTCAAAATCTAAGAACAGGTATTCAATATCGCTGGGATGGTGAGCAGTGGCTCAAATCGTTTGAAGGAGAATATTCTCCAAATGCATGGGGCTTTATCTTAGATCCTCAATAAGTAAAGGTATGCAACAGCGTGCCGGACTACTATTCTTAGCCAAAACCACAGGAAGGTTATTGTTGATCTTAGATGATCAACACTGGACTGTGCCTACGTTTGCTAGAAATTCAACCCTATTAGAAGACTCTCAAGATCTAATGTCTAGGTATTCTGCAGGACGGATCGTTCCGATCGAATTGTATCTCAGTGAAGATCGAGGTTTCGAATACGGAACATATATCTGTCTAGTCGACAACGAATTCTTAACCAACGCTGCTGATACAATATGTTGGGCGACCTTAGAGTGTCTGCCACGAAACCTTCATATAGGTTTAAAAACAACATTAAATAATCAAATTATTAAAACTAAAATATCTACTATATTGGAGTTAGAAAATGCTACCATCAGTGCAAAAATCTGAAAGATTTAAAATTGAATTAGAAGAATATCGGACAGTATATGAAGAAATGTCTGACGGTCCTATTAAAATTGAGCTAAAGAACCTGATAGGAAAACTAGTTCATGGTGTTAAAGAATTAGATGATAGGCACATGGAAATGGCGCTAACTCGACAGCTAGGAGTAATGGCTCCCGATATCCGAGACACCATTACCCAAACTAGAAAAAGACTACAGACTATCGTTCGAGATTGGAAGGAATCTCAAAAGCATCAAGCCTGAGCTTCACCCCATCTTAGAATCAAGTTAGCTGTAGTAGATGTTCCGCCTACCTTATACACGTTGATAGCCAGCACGTCTGGACCATTCGGGAATGTTCCTCGACCACCGATACTGGTCGTTCCTAGTTCTTTCAATTGACTTAAATCCAAGCTGTTAGTTTCACCTGGGTTCGCCACGAATGAGAACACAGTTTCACCCGGTAATGCGTATGGTGGTTGACCAAACTTGAATGTCACTGTGCCGCCTGCTGAAGTTGAACTTATCGAGCTCTGTGTAAATGTTACACGATAATAGCTAGTTCCTCCGAAAGTCAACGGTCCTGTTACTGTTGATACACGAGTGTTAGCTGGGAATTTTGCGTCACTAACTTCTGTATTGGTTGTTGCTGCACTGGCAGTCCACGACGCTGCTGTAAAATACAGTGTCGATGTAGTCGCTGCCGAGTTTCCACCTAGAGACAAACCAACGTTTTGGTTAGCATTCAATGTGCCGGTGCTGTTAGCACTGGTCCTGATGATGTAATAATCAATTCCTGAGAAATTAAACGGTCCTTGAACCTGTGTAATCGTAGTGTTTGCCGGGAACTGATTGGTGATTGTTACACCTGCTAATAATGTAGTATAGTTATTAGGTTGAACGAACGCACCAGATGCTTCCCAAGTTGCCTTAGTCACATAGAAGAAGTTCGATCCTATTCCTCTGTTAAATGCTGTGTTGTTAGGAACAGTTATAGTAGCGGTCATCGCTGCGGTAGTCGTTCCATTAGCTGTGGTTGATGTTCCGCCACCGTTCCAGTTCACAGAACCACCAGGAGCGATCTGTGCAAAGCTAGGTTGTCCTCCTGCCGCTAGAGCTGACAATCCGTTCCAGGCAATGTCACTTGGGTTAGTTGGATAGTTTTGTGGATTTAACACGCCCTCAACGACGATACCCGAAGCGCCGCTGGTCATATCGTCGGATGTGATCGATATCGAAGTTAACAATAACTGCGCACGATTCAATAATTCTTTTTCACCAAGGTCACCAGTAACAGCATTAGATACGCTAGGTGCTAGGCGAATCAAGAACACTGTCTTCTTAGTAGTGTCAATCGAGTTACCTGTAGATGCATATGAGAAAATGTAACCTCGATCACTGTCAAAGTTACCGTCGATCAAATAAGCACTACCCCAGTGGCTAATGATTGGACTGGTTGTGTTAGAAATCAATACAACTCCTGCTCGATCTAAGTGGCTGGCGGCAGATCCTGCTGTGTAGCTTCTTGTTGCTCCGGCAGCAAAGTTTGTCATCGATGCTCCTCGGGTGCAACCTGTTAGTGTGTTAAGTGTAGTATTTCTACCAGTATATGAAATAATTTCATTGTCTATATACACGATACCAGATGTTGGAAAATTATAAACATCGTCTAAAGTTATAGTAGTCTGTAAACTATCTATAGCTCCGTCAAGTCTAGATCTTGCACCTTCATTTAATACTTCATATCGAACAGGCAAGTTACCAGTCCTCATATAAGCTTCGGTGTTTAAGTTATTACCTTTTAGTCTATGAGCGAATGTGTAGTTTCCTTCTGGCCCTCTCAGCATCCAATCAATAAAACCAGCACCATACCAGCTAAATTGTATACCAATCATCTGCATCTTTGTGATATCGATATTATATCCAGACGGTCCTGTGCCATCACATTTATCTAAGTTCCACTCTGACTGAGGAATTATTAAATCTTGAACCTTACATACCTTTACTCCGCTGACAGCGTTAACACCGCGCCAATCAGGAGTTACATACATAGTAGTGTTGTCTGCGATAGAAGCCACTACGTGTGTCATTCCTCTTATAACGATGCGATCACCTTCTTGCAGTTGATCACGGAATCTAGTGTTAGTTCCAGTAACTAAATTAGAATCTCTAGCCACTGCTATAGTTCCAGCTATCTGGAATGTAGATGTTCTGCGTCCAACTGACAATTCTCTTCCGTCGTATTGATAGAAAATACCATTTTGATCATCGAATGGGCCAGATCGAACCACAGCGCCGTGCCAGTTAACTAGACTCATTTGAGCCTGAGATGCTAATACTGCGGTGGTAGCTCCTAATTGGACTCCGGCTGTTACACGGAATGAACGCTCGTCGACGATTTCATTTACCACATAATCGTTGTTATAACCTGTAGTAGTAATTCCGCTAAGTCTAATCGTAGCACCGGCTTGAACTCCGTGATCAACGTCATCAGTGGTAACTGTGATCACAGCACCCGATGCTGTTGATGCGGCTGTAACTGATCTTAGGTCAAAACTTGGTGCAAATAGAGCACCTGTGTTATACATAGCACCTTTTCCAGACTGGTAACGAATATACTTTTTACTTTGACGAATAGCGTGTCCACCATGTTGTGGGCCACCTGTGCCTAGCATAACACCACCATCGAACGGTCTATGTGTAAAGAATGTATCCGGTCTAGCATAGACAACACCCTCGAGTGTTGTGCCTGTGTCTACAGTTCCCGGAGCACGAGCTACATATCTAATAGTTGTCGGACTTACAATCTGTTCTACAAAGAACGGGCCACCGGCTAGTTGATGATTTGAACCTGTAGAAGTGATCGATATATTAAGTCCAGTTCCCGGGACAAATCCGTGATTATTTGCAAACGCCACTTGTATGGTAGCGATCGCAGAATATGTGATGCTGGCGCCAGCCGATACTGTTCCTGTTGTTCCTTCAGAAAGTGTGATCGTAGCATAAACTGGTATTTGATCTCCTCTCTGCACAGTGCCCGACGCCGTTGGTAACTGTGTAAGAGTTCCGCCTACAGGATGTATACAAGTAAATGTGCAGTCGTGGACACTGTCAGTGCCTTCGAAATTGCTGCCTGTTACACGGAATCTATTTCCAAAGTAATAGTTGCTGGTTGGATTTGCCCCATAGCTGGTTACTGTATAAACACCATTAGCTCTGGTTATGGTCCATACAGCACCGGTTCCTCTAGAGCCACTGTTTCCTGTTCCGATCGAAGTAAATGTAGCTGTTCCTACTCCTGATCCTTCTACGATCGTAGCTGAAGCTACAGAACCGCCTGCTCCGATAGAATCAACGTTTAGGTATAGGTCATTGTCTGGAGTAGTTCCACCTAGTAAGTCACCTAAGATTCTAAGAGTATCGCCACGAGCATAGCCTGTGCCTGCTGCGGCGATAGCATCTAAATTATATCCACCACCTGTAACGCTGATGTCTAATTGACAACCTGTGCCTGTGCCTGATAGAGCAGTAGCAGATCCTGTATAGGTATTTTCGTCTCCTTTGTGGCCCACGGTCACTGCGCCGTTTAAGGTTAGTGTTGTTCCAACGATAGCTGATACTTCTCTAAGGATATTCGGACTAGCTTCGTTGCCCACGGCCATACCAGCACTTAATTCGTTAGCATCTACCAGTTCTATCGACGTAGCTCCTGCCGAATATGTGGTTTTTACATATTTGTAGTCAACGATACCGTCTGAGTTGGATGATCCAAATACACCAGCTACCTGTGTGCCGGCATTTATTCCTGAACCGCTTAACGGAGCTCCTACTGGAGGTCTAGTTCCTGTGAACGCTATAGTGTTCTGCCCAGTTTCTGTTCTCAGTGTAGACAAGAAAGATCCGCTAGATCCGTTTGAAGCCACTGTGAATGTAGGTGTTCCTACGGCTGCTCCGGTATAGAAAGCCGCTTGTCTAAGCTGTGTAGTTGTAGTGGCCAACACTTGTCCATTGCTGGTTCCTACTTTAGCTTTGGCATAATATCTAAATGTCGTAGTCGAAGGAACATCATAGATCAAGAATGTGCCTTCAGCACGGTTAAATCCTGTGATAGATGCTGCTAGAGCTCTGATAGTGATCGGGGTTCCTGCTGTGAATCCGTGTGCTCCGTTAGTTGTAACTGTGATCAACGAACTACCAACTCCACTAGTTCCAGTTGATGCATCTGTAGTAACGTTAATAACTGATACGTCTGTAGCTGATACTTCATAGGTAGCAGGATATCCACGCTGCATACCGATAGCCTGCCACTTAGTAGGTTGTAGACCATATTCAAAGTCAGCGTCAAGCATGGCCTGCGGTTGTGCTACACGCATACGCTCAATAGCATCAGTTCCGAAGTCATATGGACGAACACGCAATTCTGTATTTTCTAAGAAAATCTGGATAGCATCCGATGCCGACATCGAATAACAATCGGTTTTTACTCTAATATAGGTAACACCGTTGTTAGTTGTAATAGCCTGTGGATAATCTGTGGTATTTTCATCGATGAAGTAAACTGTGCCGCCTTTCTCTGGGTCTGCAAAATTATACATCACTGTGTTGTCAGTAACGTTACTGATCAACAATAGGTCTTCTAATTCAACTTTGCCTAAGATAGCGATTCGAGCTAGCTGAACATTCTCAGCAGGCAATACAGTTAATCCATTGGTGATAACATCAACTACTGTGGCCAACAGTGCAGTGACTCTGGTTTTCGCAGCAGCTTCACCATTCAATGATCCGTCGATGTCTTGAGGTTCTTCTGTCTGTTGTAGATCTTCAACTGCTAGGTTATCGATAATAAAATCGTTGATTAAATCTGTGACAAATAGATAAGTTTCGTATTCTGGTAGACGCGATCCGTCGATTTGAGGAGTTTCTCCGTCCCAATATTTCGAAGATACTCTACGGATTTCTTCATTGCCACCGTATCTGAGATCGCTCAACAGTGCGTCGATAACATATCCGCTGTCTCTTCTACATTTTGCAGTGTCAAAGACGTAACCAGCGAATCCGTTTACGGCTGCGATAACCGCTGCCTTAGCATTTCCTATAGCTGTGGCCGCTGTGGTAAGTTCTACCGATACTCCAAGGGTAGATAAATTAGGTGTAGTTCTAGTTCCAGGTAAAGAACTTGTGCCGTTATTAATCACGTCCTTGATAACGATAGCTAGGTTGTAGATAGCAGTAGCGTCTGTGGATCCTGCGTTGTTTCCTGATGTGACCTGTGTTAGAGCATTGCCTGCGCTCTTAGTGATCGCGGTTCCTTGAACGATTTGACTTAGGATCTGTGCTAGATAATCATAAGCAGATACAGTCTGTGCCTTATGTGTAGGATCAATACCAGGATTTAATGCTGGATCAAAGTAGAAAAAGAATCTGGCATTGTCATAGGTAGCAGAGTTTCCACCGTATAAAATATCGTAGGCGAAAGAATATACCGCATACTTAACATCACGAGAACATTTTGCTGGATCATGATTGGCTCCGGGATAGTTTACTGCTACCCAAGCATTAATTTCTGCTGCGATGAAGTTAGCATTGGCAACTAATTTGTCTTTGGCAGCGATCTGGCTAGTAGTGGCTCCGGATGCAGGATTAGTAAATGTATAAGCGTCTGCATTACCTCTTCCGTTTTGTGCGATGTCAACAATCTCGTTATAGTAATTTGTTAATCTAGTAGTTGGAGTAGCTACACCTGTGATGCCTGCTCTGGCCAACATTTGATCTCTAGTTCGTTGGATCGTTCTAATAACTGTGCCAGAAATATAATCGGAGTTGTATTCTGCTATACCTTGGAAAATAGCATTGTAATTTGTGCCCAATGCCATATCAAACACAGATGCATCAATGATATATCCTAGGTCTCTAGCACATTTAGTAGCGTCTGTTACTTGGTTAGTGTTAAAGGCTGTGATCTCGCTGAGAATAAAATCTCTGTTGTTGTGTATCGCCTGCCATGCATCTGGGTATGCATTGTAGGTCAGACCTCTCCCAGGAGTAAACACATAATTTTTAACTAATTTTTTTGCCATTTAATTTTTCCTCAAACTCCGAATGCCATTGAAAATGCCAATGCTTTAGAATCGACATATGATTTATTTGCTGCATGATGCGGATCAGTCGGGCTGGTTGCTATATTTACGTCACCCCCGACATAGACTGTGCCCGCTACGGCAGCCCCTCCGGAAACTACAAAAGCTCCAGTGGTAGTCGATGTGCTGGCTGTAGTAGCTGTGACTTTAGTTTGCCCGCCGACATTTAATCTGCCACCAATGCCTACACCACCGTCAACAATAACTGCTCCTGTGGTAGGGGAAGTGCTGGTTGTTGTTGAATTAACATATAACTCGAAAGTTCCTAAGGTATCGGTAGCATCATCCCATACTAAATTTGAAGTTCCCCCAAATGACCCATTATTGTTAAATTGGATATTTCCATCTGATCCACCTGGAGGATTTGAAGATCCACCTCCACCCCCGCCGGTAACTGTGGCCCAGCTTAGTGTGCCGCTACCATTAGTAGTCAATACCTGACCGATAGTTCCGTCAGACGCCGGTAATGTCCATGTTACATTCGATGTAACATTAGTTGGAGCTCTAAGAGATAGGTATTGTGTATTATCGTTGTCCCATAATCTTAATTCGCCTCGGAATCTAGCGTTGATGCTAGTTCCAACAAACAGTGCATCACCTATGCCCACTCCGCCCGTTACTCTTATAGCTCCAGTGACTGTAGATGTGCTGGCTGTGTTATTATTGACGATCAGCGGATTAGAAATCGTTCCACCGTTAAATGTCGATGATAGGGTTAACGGTAACCATTGTTGTTGAGCGGTATTGTAAGCTAGAACATCTCCGTTAGCTGCTCCTGCAGTGGCTCCAACATCACTGAGAGCATTCAACGCATGATTACTGATGTCATCTACTTGGCCGTCGATAACGTTAGAAACGGTAAGTCCTGTAAGACTTATAGTAGTTTGATTTTTAATACCCCAATACGTGCCAGACCATTCCCAGGTATCGACTCCATTTGTAACTGTTTGTCCTACTGTAGGGCTGCTAGGAAATGCTAGTGCAGCAGGTGTCCCTTGCTGATTATAAAAACTCGAAGTTGGCTGCACCCATTGGTTACTGTTACCGTCGTTATAATAAACAAACAGTCGGCCGTTGGTGGTATTAAACCACATCGCTCCTATTTGAGCGATAGCTGGAACTCCGGCGCTGGGCTGGGCTCCGATGACTCCTTCAACGTTGGTCAGATCGGCTCTGAGCAAGGCAAAGCCGCCTGGCTCTACACCGTCGAATAGTCTTAGGGCATTATCTTCTCTATCGTAGAAAATTTCACCCCTAGAACCGACTTTTCTATTTAGAAATTCTTGATCTCTTGGTATTATTCTTACGCTGTCTAGAATAGGGTTACGATCTGTCGCCATATTTGAAATCCATTATGATAGTGTATTTATCGCGGAGTTAAAAACGGTGTTCTTCTTTAAAAATGCTGATAAACTACACATATAAATACCCTAGAGGATACTGTAAACATGAATTTAAATAAAGACATCGCTGTGTTTGAAGGTATAATGACCGAAAAAGAATGCCAAGTTTTAATCGATCATTACGAAAATATGGCGGGCCTAAACCTAAGTTATAGCAGGATGCAGATCGGTGATGCTCCTAGCCATAGGAAAAATGATAAAGCTGTTTTTGTTTTAGAACAACAGAGCCTAAGATTCACACCCGATACTAGTTTCATCACGCATTTTATGGAACGCTTTTGGAACTGCTATAATCAATATATGGATCACTATAGCGTGTTAACCGAAGCCAGTAAGCATCAAGTGCGTATGATGAAACTACAAAAAACCCTACCTGGGCAAGGGTATCATATCTGGCATTTTGAGTCAGATAGTTTAGAACGTGCAGGCCGCATCTGCGCTTGGGGACTGTATCTTAACACCATAGAAGAAGGCGGGGAAACCGAATTTTTATATCAGGGAATTAGGATTCCTGCGATACAAGGAAATCTAGTGATTTGGCCAGCAGGGTTTACACATGCTCATAGAGGAAATCCCCCTTTGAGCGGAGAAAAGTATCTATTGACCGGGTGGGTAGAATTTTAATGGAAGTTCTAAGTTTATTCCCTACAGAACTTTTTGTTTTTAAAAATACCACGGTTGATAATCAACAGTTGATTTCATACCTTGATAAGCTCGACAATATACAAATCAAAAAAACATCTACGCTGAGTATGTTGGAGGATCTAAGAAAGCACGACGAATTTAAAGAATTGTTTTCTTGGTTTGATCAGTGTTTAAATTCTGTTAAAGATTACATGAAATATGATTGTGATAGTTTAGAAATTACCAGCAGTTGGTTTAACGTAGCACTCGCTGATTACCAAATGTATCAGAATGTTCACAGACATTCGATGAGTTTACTTAGTGCTGTATATTATCTGTCCGAAGGATCTCCTACAGTATTTGAAGATCCAGTTATTCATAGGACTCAAGCACAGTTAGAAGTGTTAAGATTTGATTATCATCCGTTTTATAATTCTAATCCAGAACCAGGAAAACTAGTGATTTTTCCGAGTTGGATGTATCACAGCAGTTTACCCCATTACGGAGAAAAAAACAGATACATTATCAGTTTTAATTGTCTACCCAATGGAAAAATCAATCATAACTTGGCAAGTGACTCAAGAGCAACCATAAGGATTATCAATGATAAATGACGTTATAGTATTAGGTGGGGGCAATGCTGGATTGATGTCAGCATTGTATCTAAAAACAGCACTCCCTGAATTGAAGATAAAACTGATAAAATCTAAAAAGATAGGCACTATCGGTGTTGGAGAAGGCAGCACAGAACACTGGACTAGATTTGCACAGGCAGTCGGTATCAATATCATAGATCTTATTAACGAATGCGGTGCCACTATCAAGATAGGAATCAAATTTGAAAACTGGCACGGTGACGGCACTAGTTATTTTCACAGTCTGCCAGAATTTCTAATATGGATGGACAGTTATTCCGGTGCTCCTTACACTATGATGGGCATGATAGCCAACGGTGTTCCTAGCGATAAACTACATTGGGATTTACCTATGCAGGGTTATGTTCGCGAGCCCCTCACTGACTATTTTCAATTTCACTTTGACAGTGAAAAGCTAAATGCTTTCTTAGAAAAGAAATGTCGTTCGTTAGCGATAGAAATTATAGATGCTGAAATAGTGGGTCCAATTTTAGACTCTGAGGGATTTGTTGATGCCATTGTTGATGACCAGGGACAACAATATTCTGCAGATTTTTTCATTGACAGCAGTGGATTCAAAAGAGTTGTAGCATCTAAGTTGGGAGCTGAGTGGGTTGATTGGACTAAGTATCTTCCTTTAAACTCTGCTATCGCTTTTCAAACTGCCTACGAAGAAAAGATTCCTCCATACACTCTAGCCAGGGCTATGGATGCAGGCTGGCACTGGCGCAGTCCTGTGCAGGATAGATTCGGCAACGGTTACGTGTTCAGTGACAACTTTATCACCGAGCAACAGGCTCTAGATGAGATACAAAAACATTTTAAAGATACCATACATGTAGGTCGCAAGATCAATTATGTGTCAGGTAAAGTAAATCGTGCGTGGATTAAAAACTGTGTCAGTATAGGACTCAGCAGTAATTTTGTGGAACCTTTAGAAGCATCTAGTATTTCCACAACTATCAAACAACTTCAAATGTTGACAGCATCTATATGGAATTGGGACAAGTCAGACACTGGCACTATTAAAGAATATAATAGGGTAGTTGATGACATGATGTATAATATTCTTGACTTTATACAACTGCATTATTTTACTGAACGCAATGACACAGAGTTCTGGCGTTGGTGTAAGAACGAAATGACCATGACTGATTTCAACAAAGAAAATTTAGAAAATTTTAAAAAGAATTTTGTCAATCAGACTCTACTACCAGAAGACGGTCTAATGAGCAATTTTAGAATTTATGATTGTCTAAACTGGATACAGGTCATGCACGGGCTAAGAATGTTTGATACTGCTAGTATCAAAGAACTATACGAAAAAAGATACGGGCATCGACGCTATGATGACGAACAGATGCTTGGTCAAATAGAACAAGAGCCTATAAAAGGTTGGATGACTTGTAGAGATGCTATTAATTATGTTAAAAGTATGAGTAATAGAACAACGGAATATAAATTATGATCGATTCATTATGTATAGTAGGGGGCGGAACCAGCGGATTAGTTGCTGCATTGATGCTTAAACACGCTTATCCCGAATTAAAAGTTACTGTAATAGAATCTAGCAAGATAGGCATCATCGGAGTCGGTGAAGGATCTACAGAACATTGGAAAAAATTTATAGAGCATGTTGGCATTTCTGTTCCAGAACTTATGCGAGAATGTGGTGCTACTTTTAAAATTGGTATTAAGTTTACTAATTGGCACGGTGATGGCACTAGTTACTTCCACAGCATCAGCGAACAATATGGCCATCATTCTAAGGAAAGTGGATTACCAGTAACTTGGATTTATATGGCTGGAGAAAATCTAGATCCGTTAGATACATCGTGGGCACTAAGTCAAAAAAGTATGCACGTAGAACCATTACACGATATATTAGCACAGTATCATTTTGACACTTTTAAACTTAACGATTTTTTACATAGAAAATGTCAAGAAAGAGGAATCGGCTTTGTAGATACAGAAATAGAACAGGTAATTTTAGATGACCAAGGCTATGTGAAAGAATTGAAAGACTCAGAAAATAATACACATGCCTACGGCTTTTATATAGATTGCAGCGGATTTAGAAGGATTATAGGAACAGCACTCGGCACCCAATGGGTGGATTGCACAAAACAGTTACCGATGAATTCTGCTATCGCTTTCCCTACAGGGTATACTGAAGATATTCCTAGCTACACAGAAGCTACTGCACTAAGCAGCGGTTGGGTCTGGCGTATTCCCACACAGGAAAGGTATGGAAACGGATATGTATTCTGCGATGACTTTATCGACGAAGACAAGGCCTACGCTGAAGTTAGCAAACACTACAAAGACAATCTTAATATATCAGACGAATTAAAGATCGGAAGGAAAGTTAAATTTGGGGCAGGATACGTCAAAGAATTTTGGATTAAGAATTGTGTTCAAATCGGCCTTAGCGGAATATTTGTAGAACCTTTAGAAGCCAGCAGTATCGGAACTACTATACAACAATGTTTTATTTTAACACCTTCGATTTTCTTCTATGAAAAAGGAGAAAATCTAACTGCTAAACGATATAACGATCATATGTCTCAGATAGCTTCGAACATTGTAGACTTTATCCAACTACATTATTTCACTGAAAGAAATGACACAGAGTTCTGGCGTTGGTGTAAACACGAAATAGTTAAAACAGATTTTAATAGAGAGAATTTAGATTATTTTAAAAAAGGATTCCCGAATGGTTACTATTTTAATGTGCCATTGATTCTTTTCAGTCATTTAAATTATGCTCAAGTTATGCACGGGTTAAGGATGTTTGACTATGATTCTATAAAAGACAAATATAAAAAGCATCTTAATAAGTATACTGATCTTTCTATACACAATATAACAAACGCCAAGCAGACTGAAAACTTAGATGTTGATGTTTTCACTCACAGAGAAGCAATTAATAGATTAAAAGGACGTTATGAAGAACTTAGCTATAAACTCTAAAGCTGTAATTTTAGGAGGCGGCACGGCCGGTTGGTTGACAGCATTATTTGTCGATCGACATTATCCTAATGTAGATATCATTGTTGTAGAAAATCCTAAACAGCCTCCTATCATTGCAGGTGAAAGCGGAACTACTACATTTGTTAGCCTTTTAAAAAACTTAAAAATAGACATCAACGATTTTATTAAAAACGTAAACGCTACTCCTAAAGTCGGAGGACATTTTAAAAATTGGAATGGTGTTGGCACAGAATTTATTCATTCTCTGCAGACCGATTACGCTCCCTGGTTAGACGGCTGGAGCGACTATGTTAAAACTGCCGCTGAAGAAGAATTAAATCTAGGAACTTTGTTTTCTATAATGAATAGCGAACAAGAAAAAGATCTTTATTTAAAAACAATCATAGCCAACGACATCCCGTTAGCTCGTGCGTTCTATGCTACACAATTTATAAAGAATCAAAAAGTTCCAATGGGTTCGGAATCGATTCTTCCCTGTGTGCCTATGTGGCATTTTGAAAGTCGTGGCGCTGCTGCTTATTTTAAAAAAATAGCATTATCTCGAGGAATCAAATTAGTCGAAGGAGTATACACACACGCGACTCAAAAAGAAAATGGCGATCTAGAGACTATTCACTTAGAAGAAGGGATCGATCTATCTGCCGACTGGTTCTTTGATTGCTCGGGGTTCGCTAGATTATTATTAGGAAAAGTCTTAGAAGAAAAAATAGTTGATTATACAGATTATTTTCCAGCTAGGGCAGTAGTAGCATGGTGGGATAAACCTTGTTACTGTGTGACTACTAATGCCACTGCTATGAAATATGGATGGTCGTGGAATATCAATCTACGGCATAGATCAGGCAATGGTTACATCTATGATCCCGATCATCTAACTCTTGATCAAGCACTAGACGAAGCTAGAGAATCGTTCGGGCAACATATAGAACCTATCGCTAATTTTCAATTTACTCCAGGCATGATGCGTGAAGCATGGAAAAACAATGTAATAGGTGTTGGCCTAAGCACAGGATTTTTAGAACCGTTAGAAGCTAATGGAGTTGCAGTTATTATCGAAAGTTTATATTGTTTAGAAGACCACTGGAGACCAGTTGATAATTTCTTAAGAAAAGAACGTCGAGATAGGTTTAATCAACGCATATGGAATATTACTGAAGATATTAAAGATTTCCTAGCCCTGCATTATAGAGGGCATCGAAGAGATACTGAATTTTGGCGCAGTCACGGAGAAGATAGTTTTCGAATTCCCGATTCTCTGAAAGAAAAACTTACGCAATGGGCAGATTATTATAATGGAACTAAAGGAGAACCTTGGTTACACGGTTACAGCCCAACTGCTTGGTTAATGGTTTTACAAGGATTGCAGGTATTCGATCATCGATTACTATCTAGTATACATAAAAAAGCACTGCCGATAGGAGAAAAAGTGCTAAATATCAATGAAGCCCGATATAGGGAACTTGTCGCTCCATTTTGGACAATTGACGAGTGGATCCAAAGGACAGCATAAATACTTACTGTAAGGAGATTACAATGCCAACCTATAAAATGATTTTAAGAAAAGCTGAACCGCCAGGAACTTTAGCTGTTGAAGAAGATTTCTGCGAAGCAAAATCTAGAGATGAAGCTCAAAAGATCTTCGAAGAACGTCACGGAAACGGCCGCACTGTTGCTGGCCCGATGAAAGTAGAAAATCCAAGCTAATTCTTATAAGCCAGTGTTTTTGAGCATGTCTCTTACACTGGCTATTCTTTTGATTTCATCTTGGACTTTGAAATCTGCCGATTCAAAAGGCATCCCTAATACTGGTCTAGTATC